CTCTGTTGATTTCAGCAAGAATTTCAGTTGATAGAATGTTTGCTAACTCAGCCTCAGCGTTCAATCCGTGGATTGCCTTAAGGTCTTGAGCTAATTCTAAACTGTACTGTGCTTTTAGAGCTCTTGACTTTGCAGTCACAGTTACTTTCTCGATTGAGAAAGCCATCTCGTTGAAAGTCTTTCCAGATTCTCCAAGATCTTCAGAGTCATCTGTACGCATACCTTGACCAACATCATAAGCAACCTGAGTCGCAGTTGTTGATGGGTTAAGTGCGCCTGGGTTAGTACCTGACTGAGCAGTTGTACCTAAACCAACTGCTTTGTTACTCATACCATCCTCAAGATCGTTCTCTTGAGTCTGTCCAGAGAATGCTGAATCTGGTTCGTTGAATAATGCCTCTGTTCCAAGCATGTTGTTAGCATTTGTGCCATCAACAAATCTGGATCTCATTGCGAAAATAAGTCCTGTTGGAGCATTCATTGGTTGAACACCAGCGAGGTCATATGCCACCAAGTTAGGCATAGATCTTCTAATCAATGAGATTAGAACTGGGTCAAAACCAGCAACAGGGCCTGTTGCTGTTGCACCACCAGAGAAACCAGCACTGGATCCAGTGTTAGTATTAACTGTTGGGGCTTCTGAGAGGAATGATCTTTCCTCATTTAAAAATCTTTCTTGGTTCTCAAGCAAGACAGCAGTTACCGCTTTACGATGATTGTCCTTGATTTCATCAATTCCATCATGCTCTAGAAGGGGCTTCCACTTCTCTTGCAATTGTTCTGCGTTGCCAAACATTTGCGTTTTTACCTAATAAGTTTACGTTTGATTAATTAACAAGTTGAGATTCACTTTTTAGTGGCATGGGATAGTGCCTGGATGTATGCCGCCATACTACCAGAAACATCTGGTGCTGCAGCGCTTTCGTTTAACACTTCCGAGTCACTTCTTTTTGGAGCAGCCTTAAAGTATGACTCTTTTAGAGTCTCAAGCTTTTCCTTATAAGATTCTTCACTTTCAAACTCAACACCTTCGGCAAGTGAAGCGAGCTTTTCCTTCTGAGTACTTGATAAGCCTTCAGAAACATCGGAAAGGATGTTACCACCTGTTGCCTCAGAGAGACTCTTAGTGATAGCTATATTTTTCTCGATTTGCTCGTTGAGTTTTGATTCCATTTCGTCAAGTTTGTCTACCATATTCTCAACGACATCATATTTATCATCAGGGATTGATACATAATGTTCTTCAAAAAGACCACGCATTCCTTCAAGGAATGATTCGGTCATTTCAGTTCTAATTCCACGCTCTACTTGTAGTGCGTTTTCTTGTAACCACTCATCTGCAACGTACTCTAAGTAAGAGTCAACACGCTCGATGAGTTCGTCTTTCATGCCTTCGACCTCTTCTACGAGTTTTGCTTCGTAGTGAGCTTCCATGGCTTCTCTAAGTTCGGTAACTTTGGACTTTAGAGCAGCCTCGAAAATTGTCTTAGCTTTCTCTCTAAACTCTTCGGAAAGTTCCTGTCCACCTAGAAGTGCATTAACATCGTCATCGATGTCTACTTCATCAGTGATTTCGGGAAGTTCTGTAACTTCCTCTTCCTCAGCAACTACTTCCTCTTCTGAAGTTTGGTCTTCTGCAACTACTTCTTCTTCAGTTTCTGCTTCTTCCATTTTTGGAGCTTTAGGAGCTTCTGATTTAGCCATAACACCTTTTACTGATTTTAAATTTGCTGCATATGAACCTTCACCAGCTGGATCCTTTAATTTATTAGAATCGTCTGTTGGTGAATTATTTTCTGGAGTTGGGCCACCGAGGTCTTCATAACTCACGCCTGCCATGGTTTGCATGGGCTCAGCTGGTTTTGCACCCTTGGTTACGGCGTTCTCCATTTCTTGTAAATTTTTCCCACGGGACATTTGAACTCTCCGAATTACCTTTGTATAATCTGTTTTTATTTATATATTTAAAGATTTGCTAAGAAATCTTCAAAGACGCTTAATTTTTTTTCGTCTAATTTGTTTTGATCAACTAGAGTGTTGATACGTTTGTATGTTTTAGTTGCAATCCTCTCACGAAGTATGCCACCATCCCATACCCAATCCTTTCCTTCCATAATGCCATCTACGAAAGCGTCTGGAGCAGAGGGATCTGCAACGATATCAGCAGCAGTAGCAAGAGTAAAATCTTCTCCTACCACACTGTATCCTTCGTTAGTCTTATTTAAAGATCCTACACCTCTTGATGAAACACCAAGTTTAACACCTTCACCCAATAAATTAGATGCGATCTTACCCATTGGAGTGCTAAGAATCTTTGCTTTTCCTATAAAGTTATTTCCACTTTCCTTAAGTGATACAATTTTATGGGATACTCTGTCAAGATTAACAGTTGGGCCATCTGGATGACCTAATTCTCCAAGAGCTCTACCCTTCTCAACAAAGTTTTCGTTATATCTTCCAACTTCACGAGCAAGAGTTTGCATTGGATACATTCTACCATTACGATTTTTTATTTCACCTTGAAGGAATACACCTTCAATAAACAAGTTTTTCTTACCGTTGCGATTCTCAACAATAACTTCAACCTGTTCAATTTCTTCTGTAATGAGTTTCATTATTGAGCTCCTGATATTTGAACTTGTTGTGCGAATAATTGACCAGTTGTTGTATGATCAGTCACCGCTGAGACTGTAAGTTCTCTTCTTAATTGTGTATTAGTAAAATCAGCATCACCAGCGAAAAGACCTCTACTATCATGACCAATTGTAAGTTTTGCTCCAAACTGTGCATAACCAATTGTTCTAGCTTCTTGAATTGAAACAACTCTTGCAGTTGTATTAAATCCAGTTGCACCAGTTACACCACTTACAATCACTACATCATTAACTTTAAATGGATTACCCATTCCTTCTAGAAGTGTGACTACTGAGTTTTGACCAGTTGCAATTCCCACAGCTGGTATTGAACTCACTCTTCCTAATGATAAAGTTGCAGATCCTCCAGATGGAACGTAGTAGTCAGCTGTTGTTGCAGGCCCAGTCGTTCCGATTGCAACATGATGACCAGCACCTTTTGCAACTACTCGAATAGTGTCTGATTGAACTGAAAATGCTTGGCCTGCACTATTTTGACTTGTAGCAAAACTAAATCCAGTGCCAACAGGTTGATGTGCCATTAATCTTCCTCTTCGTATTCTTCATCATTATCAAGTTCACCAACTGTTTCTGCGTCTGGTTCTACATCTTCTTCAGATTCAAGTTCATAACCCATCATTGCATTCGCAACCGCAGGCTTAAGTTCATCAACTTTTGCAGTGGCTTTCGCAAATAATTGTTGTTTTATTGAATCACTAATTTCAGATGGAGATTCATCTGCAATCATCAAGTTCATTAATTCATCCATGAGATAAAAATCCTATACCTATGTTTTATTTATATCTCGCCACCTTTGGGAGCTCCTGGCGATTCTGGAGCTTCGATACTTGTCTCATCAAGATCTGGTTCAGTAGCTGGTTTTCCAAGATTTCCCTTAGTTGATTGTTCTGCTGCAGCTGCCAACATCATCTCTTGTTCAGTTGGTAAAATAATACCAGCTGCTTTCTCTGCCTTGATAAGTTTATCCTGTTCTACTAATTCCTCATCAGTTTGACGTAAAATCTTACGACGAATGTAATCAACAGAATAGTATTTTCCGATATATGGATCAGCAGTTGCTAAAAGTCCAAGTCTCTCTTGCATCAATTCCGCCTCTTTTAACTCAGCAAAATGATTATCATACAAGAAATCATATTGAATATGGTCACTCATAGATTCCCACTCTTCTGGAGTTAAAACATTCTTAAGAATAAGTTGAGTTTTAAGTATGTCATGGAAAAGATTACTAAATCTCTTTCTCATTCTTCCAACAAACTTAGTAAATTTAAGTTCATCTCTTAATATTTCTGATGAACGACCTAAACTAAATCCAGCATTATCTGCCATGCGAGATTCTGGAACGTTTAATGAACGGAAAAGTTTCTTTTGGAAATACTCAACGTCAGTAAGTTCTCCTAAATTTTGTCCGCCAGGCAATGTAGATATCTCAGTTCCACGACCACCTTCTCTTCTTGGTAGCCAGAAATCTTCCATCATGGACATGTATTTCTTATCATCACGAATCTCACCAGTGTTAGCATCGTAAGTTAATTTGTTACGATATCTCGCCATGACTTCACGAAGATATTGTTCTGCCTTTGCTTTTGGTAGATTACCAACATCAATATAAAATATTCTTCTTTCTGGAGCTCTTGATAGTCTATAAATTACAAGACTATCCTCAATCATTCTTAATTGATTAAGAGCCTTGATTGCTTTCTGTAGATAAGAAAGAACAGTTTGTTTGTTACGATCTACCAAACCTGACGTGCAATATGCAACGGCGTCTTTAGCAAACTTAACTGCATCTTTCTGTTGTCCTGTAACTGCAACAGAACCATATTGATTTTTCTGATATGAATGTGGAGTGTATATAAAATATTCTGATAATCCTTCAAAATCTGCATTTACTGGATCATCATTAGCGCCTGGATTATTGCCTGGCGTATATTGAATTGCGTTTGCACCACCTTTTTTCTTTTGTTCTCTTACATATTTGATTTTAAGTGCATCAATATATCTAAGTTCCTTAATTCCTTCTTCTGGTTTTTCTAAATCTATAACTTTATGATAGTATATTCTTCCATCTACATACCAATTACGAAATATTTCATGTGCCTTCTTGTCAAAGTCCAACATTTCTTTGATATATTGAAACTCTGAACGAATAAGATCCTTAATATTTGGCCCTACGTTTAAGTTTTCAAGATCAATTGAAACTGGTGAATCATTTTGATCAGCGACAATCGCTTCGATAATAATATCCTCTATCGCAGAGTCAACTTCGGGATGAAGTGCCATCTCACGATATCTACGAATTAAATCATATTCTGTTTTAAATACGCCCTCTACATCAAGATATTGCCCATAAAATCCAGACGCCAAATAGTAGTCCGCACCGTCCTCATTATTTTTGGGGACAGGCGAAACTACTGATGGTGACGGTTTCTTAAACGAATCATCAATCGAGAAACCAAAAAGTTGTGCCATAGTATAACTTCGATACCTATAGTGGTATTTATATTATAACTTAAACTGTGATATTTATCAACTAGAAACTACCTGTTGGGCCAGCTACTTCATAGAATAGGTAGTTGAATGTGACTTGGAACTCTTCAATTTGATCTGTTGCACCAAAATCAAGTGGAATAGAACTCACTGTATTAGGATAAATTCCTTCAAACTTGTATGTTCTCAATACTTTTTCTGGATCACTAGGACTAGTTCCTTCTCTACTCAACTGTGTAACTAGAGCATTTCTTTGATAAACTTCTGGACTAATTGTACCTTGAGCTGTCTGTAAATCATTAATTGAATTACTCCATTTCTCCATCGCATCTCTGATTATAAAATCAGTATCGTTAATGATAGTCACTGTCCAAGGGTCAAAGGTGCGGTCTCCAGCAACAGGAAGAACACGACCTCTATATGGAACAGGAATATTACCCAAGTTTGATGCTGGAATCTCAGCTGCCTTAACTAGAAATGGAACTTTATCAGATATATCTGTTAAATTTATTCCCAGTTCCTCTGGGAAAGCAATCTCAACTTCAAATAAATTAGATCTTGCACCACCACCAGCTAGTCTAGATCGAAACTCTGTTATGTTTCTTTGGTTAAATGTTGCCATTTTCTTTTTTAACTCCTTTTGTTATTTAGTGGGACTTTGATTAAACTCGACCAATGACTTCAGAGAAGCTAACTCCAGTCCTAGTTGCAACAAAGGTTAGACCGATGAAGTTAATTGAACGTGCAGGCTTGATAAAGATATCTGCCTTAAACTCGTTCGCATCAATCACGTCAGGTGTGTTATTTGTTTCATCACAAATCACGACGAAATCAGTAATACCTCTCTTTGCTTGAACTCCACGAAGGAATGGTTCAACAATATTACGGAAGTTTGCTCTCGTAATTTCATCGTTAAACTCAAAGAGTTGAGTTCTTGCAGCAACTTCAATTCTTGCCTCTAAGTTCAAGAACAAACGACGCACGTTAATTCTATCGAAGGCAGATGCAATTGCTAATCCTGTTTTATCTCCAAAGAGAACAAATCCAGCGCCAGGTGAGAATATCACTGGGTTGATTCTCTTGACATATAGAGAATCTCTCTCTACTTTATTAGGATTATATGCAAGTTTAACAGTATTCAAGATATTTCCTCTTTGAGGCCCAGCAGGTGAGAACCAAGGGAACTGTTCTTCAGATGTTCTTGCCATCAATCCAGCAATGTCACCATTAAGTGGCATAAATCTGAATGCGTTGTTAAATCTATCAAACTGATACTTATAACCAGAGTCAAAGACTGCAAAAGATGATGATGTAATTGGATCATAGAACTGTATGACGTTCTTAGTCTGTTGTTTTGCATTTGTTACATTAACAACTGTCTCTCTGTTTGGAGAGATAACTGCTAAACAATCTTTTCTTGCCTCTGCAATCGCAATCAATTTGTTTGCTTTTGCTTGTGATTCTGCTTGACTACCTGTAATGCCAGGGCCTTGAAGTAAGAAGTTAACTGCGTACTCTGCTTCATTCTCGAAGATTTCATAACCACCGATTATGTTTCCAAGAGATGTTGCAAAACCACCCTCTGTACTTACACCAGAGTAATCCTTACCACCTTGTAATTCATAAAGTTTGTTACCTACGAAGTTGAAGTCTACATCCTGTGCATCTTGACTCCAAGTATTTTGAGCTGTACTTACTTTTGTAAATGCAGTTGTAAATCCTGATGCGATGTCTCCGTTTCCAGTTGCGATTCCAACAAAGATATTGTCAGACTGTTCAGAAATTTTATCCTTATAGTAGATTGCATCTCCAAATGAGTTCTTTGCATCATCTGCCTTTGATAGGAATGTAAACTTCTCAAGAATTGCACCTGTTGCTCCAGAAATCTTTCCAGTGTCATCAATCACAACAACGTGAAGTTCATCATTTGTACTTTGTCTTGCAGCAGCATATCCACTTGTGCCTGGTTTCTCAGCAATTTCTTTCCACTGTAACGCACCGTTCTTCAACTGAATGAACTGGTTATCATACCAGTCATCAACTTGGAAGATTGTTGCACAAGTTGAAATACCAGCATCAGGATCTGCAATGGTTGAACTACCACTTGAAAATAGAACGCCAGGGCCAGGTAATGTATTACTTGTTTTTGTTCCTGTTGTGAATGCGAAGATTCCGTCTTCTGTATAATCTACTGGGAAGATTGTTCCAGCAGCGGAAACACGATTGGTAACTTTAACATCAACTGTACTTGCACCAACACCAGTAACGATACCTTGAATATATCCGTCTGCGGTTGATGTTGTGCCTGGGCCAACAATTGTTCCACTGATAGGTTGTGTAACACCCATACCAACACTAATGTTTGCTACTACATGAGGAGTAACATGAAGTTGTTGGTCTGCAGCACCATCAATAAATGCAACTTTCATTCCGTTTGCATAACTGCCTGGGTTTCTTGCAGCTAATCTATATGAAACATTATCTTCGTAATTGTTTTGATAATCTTCAAATGATTTAATTTTAAGACTTGAAGTTGATCCAATACCTGTTGGATGTGTTGTAGGCATTCCACCTACGTTTGCGTTATTTAAATTTGCACCGTCTGCTCTAACGACTCTTAATACACCACCATACTGTAGATAGTTTGATGCAGTGTACCAATATTCGTACTGTCTATCGTTTGTTTTTGGTTTTCCAAAAAGATCGATCATATCTTGCTCATTCTCAATAAGCAAAGGTTCTAGTACAGGGCCTCTCTCAAAAGGGCCTACTATCGCACCTGTCTGATCACTTATGGAGTCAATTCTTCCAACCGTAAGGTCAACTTCTCTAACCTTAACGCCTGGAGATACTAAACCTATGCCAGCCATGTTTTTCTCCGAGTTCCACGTTTGTTTTACTAAATTTATTTATAAATTACTACCTCTTCAAATGGGGAAACATGACGTGAACACTACCAATCAGGATAAATCTCTACTAATTCTTTTCTTTTTCTATTCTCAGATACTCTTTTAATCGAACATCTTTTACATTCATACGCATATGCTGATGGCACGCTTCCCCTGTCTTTTCTAGTCTTGTAAAAATCATTGAT